CTGAATTAAGCTCATATTTTGACAAGCTCTTACCTCCGCCCAAACAAGTTAACAACGTTGTTTTCCTGCTGTCGTTGATAGTTGTTGACCCGATCCTCCCAGATCTCAAGCGCCCTGCGCTTTTCAGTCAAATAATCATAACGGTCGTAGTGTTTCGAGCTGACGTCGTTCAAAGCGTGATTCTGAATACGATCACGGATCTCTTTACTGATCCCCGCCTCCCCCATCAGCGTTTTACAGGTCCGACGTAAGTCTCGCGCTGTGAAAACTTTAAACTCAGGATTAAAAGCCCGGAAATACATGATGGAACGCGCCAGGCTATCAGTGCGTACCGGTCGCTCTCCATTGGTCGAGAGCGGGAAGATATAGGGACTGTTGCTTTCCTTAGTCAGCTCTTTAACGGAGGCTAACTCACTTAAAGCAGATTCAGTCAGTGGGATCAGATGCTCACGCTTGTTTTTCGATACATCGGCTATTACCAGCAACGTCTTTTGTTGCCAATCAATGGCGCTCCACTGGCTGGCAATCATTTCAAACGGACGCTGCCCGCCAACGTAAGTACAGAAACGAATTAAGTGTTGCATCAAGGGACCCACTCCTGTCGCCTCGGAGAAATGTTCCATGACAAAACGAAGCTCTTCCAGCGTTAACCATGTATCACCAACTTTTTCCGCCGAAGACTGCTTCGGAATGGCCGATACCGGGTTAACTTCAAGGCCGAACGTAATACCCACGCTGGTATTCATCGGATCGTTATCAGCTTTCAAACCGTAGTTGAATGCCGCCATCAGGTAAGAACGAACCCGGTTTGCATGGACCACAGCATCACGCTGGATAATGCCTGAGAGGATGGTTTTGATCTGCAGAGGCGTCACGTCCTTAGCTTTAGTATCACGGGGAATAACGGTGTAGCACTCTCGCTCCATGCGCTTCAATACATCAGCCCACGTCCTCTTGTTGTCGAGCTTCATCTTATTGACGTAACCATGCACCAGTTCTTCAAACGATCCTTGAGAACGATGGATCTGCATAATGTGCTGCTCGGCCAGGCGCTGTTGCTCAAGCTCTTGCTGGGGCTCTTTTCCTTCAACAAGCCAAGCACCATATTTTTTCGCTAGCTCATTGGCCGTCACCAGTTTCATCTCAGGCCAGATGCCCAACTGGATGAACTTCTCTTTCTTCCCTTTCTCAACGTAATAACGGAAATAAAAAACTTTGCTGCCTGACGGCTGAACCTTAACGCCAAGCCTGCCGGTGCCACGTTGAGCACTGTTGCTCCACACGTAGTACGACGTACTTTTTGTCTTCAATCCACGTATAGCAGTCTCGGTAAGATTAGCGGCCATGAGGTTACCTTTCTGAGGATAAGCGTTACCTGACCCAATGCCCATTTTGGGTCAGGTAATGGGTCAGGTAAGGATAGTACAATGGGGAAATGAGAGAACCAATCAGAAACAAAAATAACTTCATAACTGATTGATTATAGGCAATTAAAAATACAAACAGAGCCAAATCAGAACAATTAAAAACATGCCAATTTTATGACTCATAATCGCTTGGTCGCTGGTTCAAGTCCAGCAGGGGCCACCAAATTTTAGTTTTAGATTCAGTCATTTAGGCCACTTCTTACGAAGTGGCTTTTTTGTATCTATTTTTCAGTGGCGATAAAATGGCGGTCTATTCCTTTGCACCACTAACCTCGGGTGTAAAAAAACCCGCTCTCGGCGGGCTTTTCTATATCCACATATGTTGCTGACCACCAACAGGATGCGGCGGAGCAGGATTTATATTTTCTGGCGTCACTATAAATCGCTCTATGCTCTCCATAGTGACAAAGGTACAGCTACAATTGATATTCTGGCACTGATGATAACGCTCTTTTGTATTTTCGCTTAGATACCTGCTAGTGCGTGCATGTGCCGCATGCTGACATTTAGGACAATGAAACATAGTCACCTCACACCCAAAAAGTGAATCAAAGATACACTAAAATTCACTTTTAGGGAATTCAATTATGTTATGCCTCCTCATACTCTACATCAGATAGCTTAACCTCAAGCTCTAGCGCCGTTGTGTAACCGCCATCGCCGAGGGTGTGGGTCACTTTAGTGATCGTCCATGCCTGTTGGTCTATGACGGCCTTAAACCCTTTTACCGTCACCGGCGTTTCTGGATATAAATCGGCGCGCCCCATGGCGAGATTAATAGAGAACTCAGCCACGCCGCGTTGCAGTTTGTCCCACTTAGATTGTGCGGCTCGCATTGCCTGCGCTTTGGTCGAGTAGATTGTCGTCAGCGCCAGCACGTTATCGGACTCACCGGCCAGATACTCTCCCTGTTTTTCTTCCTGTGGTTTGGCCGCTTTAGGGCTCGCCTTGGGCGGTTTGGCTTTGGGGTGTTGCAGGGCGCGCAGGTGCTTAGGCTTGGCCTTGCGCTGTAGCTTCACCTTTTGCTTTTTCGGCTTCGGGTCTTTGGTATGTAACCAGCTTGCCGTCACGCCGGTGTAGGCGTTGCGGTCAGCGATTGCAAACTGGTGCCGGTCGCCGTCGCTGCGTTCAAGAGTCATCATCGGAATGGGTTTGCCGCTGGCCGTCACACCGTTCCCCGCTTTGAGAAATAGCAGCTTCCCCGCTTTGACCGATACCTCGGCACCGTTTCGCTCGGCCAGACGGGTGAGAAATTTAATATCACTCTCTTGAGATTGGTCGATATGGGGGATCGCAATTTCAGCAAATTCTTTCGCCAGCACCGCGTCGAGTTGGTTGCGCTCGGCTATTTGTTTCACTACTGCGCCGAGGGTAGTGTCGTGATAAGACACCTCACGGCGGGAATTAAGTGACCCACGAAAATCAGCGCTACGGGCGCGAATGGTCAGCGTGTCCGGCGCGCCTCGATGCTCGATTTCATCAACGGTGAACTGACCTTTGCCAATCAGCGCCGAGCCTTTCCAGCCGAGAAACAACGACAGCACCGCGCCGCGAGCGGGCATGGCGAGCTGACCGTCACTATCATCAAGCTCGATATCTAGCTGGTCAGCCTCAAAACCGCGATTATCGGTCATCGTCAGTGACAACAGGCGATGACTGAGGTTGTCGGTAATATCATCCCCGCCGAGGGTGAGCATAAACGCGGGCGTAATATCAGCACCGGCGGCGATAGGCATACTGGTGATCATGAAAATAACCCTCCGGCCATATCCTGCGCTTTCTGCGCCATCTCACCCGCCTGACCGGCTAAGTCGTTGGCCTGTTGTTGCAGGTCGCCAAACATGGCACTGAGCGATTCATCGACGCGGGTTAGGGTCATGCTAAATTCAATCCTGCGAGCACTGCCATCGGCAAAAAAGACGCTTTGTGTCTGCGTCATGCTGGCGACAACATACATGCCATAGATTGCGCCATCGCCACCAATCAGCGGCCATGCTTTACCCTGCTCGGCCATCGTTTTAAGCGTGAGCATAGACAGCGCGCCGCCGGTGATTTCAGGCAGTAACACTCCCGACAAGGTAACCTTATCCTCGCCAGCACCTAAAAACTGATAAGTGGGGCGCTGCCCTACACGGCTGTTTGACGGCCAGCGATAATCGAGGCTTTGCTGTAACGATTGATAAGGCAATGTCTGGAGCTGAAAGACAAACAGCCCGAGCGTTAACATCATAGTCAGGGCTCCTTAATCGGTGGTCATACGCGAACGACCAGCCGCACGGCGTTGACGGTCACGTTCTTCGAGCGCTTCGCGGATCATGTTTTTGGCATCCTCTCGGTTTTGACCAGGAGGAATATTAATATCGAGCTGGTAAGTATGTTGGCTTTGGTCGGTATAACTTGCGCCACCCGCTTTTACCGGGGCATAGCCGCCGGTGAGTATCCCGCCCGAGGGTGAATAGCCTCGACCGTTCGCGCCGGTGGTGTACTGATTAACCTTGTTCGTGGTGGCATCGATATCGGCAGACTCTCTTTTCATTAAGCCCATTTTTTCTAACAGCCAATCGACCTTACTGCCTATCGCGTTAAATAGATTGAGCGGTGCCGTCAGTACTCTCGCCAGCGCCTGACCAAATTCAACACCGGCATTTTTGCAGCTATCGAGGCTTTCTTTCGTCGATGTCACCGGCGCAATCAAATCCCCGAACCACTTCCAAGCCGCTTGGAGTTTTTGCCCCAACAAATCAAACACCGGCATTAACGGCGCAAACATCTCAGATACCGGCGCAAACGCAGCCTTGAGCCCTTCCACTACGCCGCTAAAAAAGGCGCTGATAGGCTCCCAATATTTACGGATAAGCAGAGCACCGGCGACAATAGCCGCTGCAATACCGACAATCGGCCACGTCAGCGCACCGAGCACCGTTAAAATACCGCTACCGACGGCGGCAAAGACGGTGCCGAGCAAACTGGCTCCGGCAATGATCGCATTAATCCCCATCACCACCGGCCACGCCACCAGACCAATCGCACCAAGAACGCCAATGATAGCGACCGCACCACCGGCAATTTTTAGAATGGTCTGAGATAAGCCCTTATTTTTCTGTATCCATTGGTCGAGCTTAAGCACGTATTTCGTAGCGGTTTGGGTGAGTTGACGTAGCGCGCCCTCCTGTTGGTCAAACAGGTCGATCCCCACGGCCTCATAGGCTGACTGGAATTCTTTAAAATCCCCGCCGAGGTTGTCTTGCATCACCTTGA